AAATAAAATCGACTTGCCGGTAATAGATGACATGCCAAAGATGATACAATCTTCAACTTCTCCATGGTGTTTTTTAAGATCATAAAGATATTCTCTTTTAATCTGTGCATATTCCACCGGTATGTTTGCATTTAAGTAAGCCATAGTTAATCATAAATATCACCCCAAGTATCCCCATGTTCGTAGTCTACTTTATTGGGAACCTCTAGAGTAACTGCATTCTCCATAATCTCAATAACCTTATTTGCTTCTTTATCATCTTTTATAGAAAGATCCAACTCATCATGTATCTGTATGTGCGGTATAATTCCTTCCTTATAAAGTTCTAACATTGCTTTCTTCGTCATGTCTGCAGCGGATCCTTGAATTAATTTGTTGAGCGCCTTGTATGTATAAGCTCTCCTGATCCCCGGTCCATGTTCCCTGAGTGCATCTTCGTGTGGCAATGCTTTATGCATACCGAATTGATTGGGCTCCCATAAATGAAACCTACATAGTCTACCCAGTAAAGTTCTTATCTGACCACGGTCCTGTGCACGATTAGATGCTCGTTCCATAAGTTGTTTAACAAAGGGTACTCGACCATGATACGTATTAAATAATTCAGCAGCCTTCTCTTTTGTTACGCCTAACTCTGCCTGTAATTTAGTTTTACCCATACCGTAGAAAAGACCCAAATTGATCGTCTTGGCCTGTGTTCTAGGGATCTTTGCCATGTCGGCTACCGTTTGGTGAAAGTCTGAGTCTTTGTTATTGTGGTAAGCATCAACAACATTATAGACTGATGGTAATTTATAAAGAGACGCATAGTGTACAACGAGCCTTGGTTCTTGTTGCGAGTAATCAAAGCAACCCCATTTACATCCTTCTTCTGGAATAAATAAGGATCTAATCTTTGGACCTAGATCTTTATTTCTTGCAGGTATCTGTTGTAGGTTAGGGTTAGAATATGAAAATCTTCCGGTTACCGTTCCACCAAACTGTGAGCGTAATTGATTTATATCTGCGTGTATTCTACCTTTGTGTTGGTATTTTAATATTGAATCAATAAAAGTTGTATGTGCTTTATTAATCTCTCTAGCTTTGGCAATCATCTTTACAACCGGATGCTCGTGTTCTTGTAAAAAGTTTTTAGTAAAACTAGGTGCTGAAGTTTTTTGTGTTCTCTCATACGGTATCTTTAAATTATCAAACACTTCAGCAATAGATCGTGCAGCCCATATCTGTGGTCTAACATTTGTTTCTCTTTCAATAGCTGTCAGTAAATCTCTTTCCTCTTTTACTAATTGTTTCTTCATTAGATGTGCTTTGTCTAAATCAACTCGCACACCTTTAAATTTCATGTCTACAAGACACGGAAAGAGTTCTGTTTCTAAATCAAATACATCTTCAAGATCTTGGTGAATAATTTCTTTCTTCATCTCTTGCCACAAACCTAATGTAATTTCTGCATCACGTTCAGCGTAAGATCCTACATGCATAGAGGGTAGCTTGTACATCTCAGACTTTGGATCAATGCCCCACTCCGATGCAGCTTCAGCTAATGCACCTTCGTTCTTACCGTAGCCAAGATAGTGCCAAGACAAACTATTAAGATCGTATCTAAATCTATTCTCATCTGTAATAGCTGCAGCTATCATTGTACAAACAATGTCACCGTTTATTTTAAAACCGAGTTGTCTTAACCAACAGACATCATACATTGCATTGTGAAATACTTTCGTTGAGGGTGCTGCTAAAATATCTTTAACCCACTCTAAAACTTTTTTCCGGTCCATATTTCCTCCACCTTCATGTGCGATAGGAAAGTATCCTTTGTAACCATTGGTAGCTACAGCAATACCAATAACATCACCGTTACCAATCACAGAGCCAGATCCTTTTTCTTTTAAGTTTGGATCTTTGGTTTCTAAGTCGATGGCTATTTCTTCTACTTGTCTAAGATCTGGAAACTCCGTTGGAATAGTCCATTCTGTTTGTGCTTCAAACTTAGGTATTCTCATTGTCATCCTTTTTTAGTGTGAACCCCGGCGGTAAGGGTTTTGTGGTAGTGTCTTCTGAATAATCTCTTTCAATAATCATTTCTATAAAGTGTATTGCTTTCAATAAATCTTGTTTCTTTCCTTTATCGCGATGCCTTATTATGTACTTGATAGCACATCCTTCCGGATATAACAACTCGTTCTCAACTACAAACTTGCTCGGCTGAATTTTATACTTTTGATAATGGGATCCTCCGTGCTGCTTATCCCAAACTTTCGATGTCATAACTTCTCTCCTTATTTTTTCCTGCAATGAAATACAGATTTTGTTTTGCTCGAGTCACACCAACGTACCAAACTCTATGCTCTTCATCCTGCTTCTCTAAGCTTCTTTGTAATGATTCTAAAGTACGTTTGGACATATCTAATACCAGTAAAACGTTGTCGGCTTCTCCACCTTTGGCTGCGTGTATGGTAGATAACTTAACCCTTGGTTTACTGCTTAAAGGTTCTTTTCTTTCTAACATCTTTCTTATGTATAAGCTGTCATCCATGTCTAATTGTAACAACTCATACCATTTTAAATTCTTATCTATCTCTTCTATAGTTTTATATGTTGTGTATTCTAAAATATCTTTGATCTCTGCTTCGTTTAATTCCTCACCCTTTACGTATCGTGTCCAGTTAATGATAGTCTTGTATAATTTTTCTGAAAAACTTTTCTTGTTCTTATACTCATAGTATATGCCCATGGCTTGTAGGTCTGGCATTAAATTAATCAATCTGTAATTTGTTCTAGCTAGTATCAACCAGTTGCCATCTTGCACCGGTACTTCTTCAAGTGAATAAGACTCAGGGTATATGTTCCCTGTTTCCTTACGCGGTTGCCATGTTTTAAGTATCCTTCTCTCATCAGGAATACGATCTAATATTTTATTAGCTATAGATTGTATGCTTTGTGGCACACGATATGACTTTGGTAATACAATCTCTCTACCAGGTTCTTTTTGAAATCTTTCTACATCAGCGCCCGCCCATCCGTAGATAGCTTGATCATCGTCTCCGGCCAATATAATATGTTTAGCTTTCTTCTTTAGTTCATCATACATTTTCCATTGTATAGGTGATAAGTCTTGTGCCTCATCAATAAATACAACGTCGAACGTTGGACAAAGATCGTCAGCACGATCTATAAATTTTTGTATCATGTCGTTGAAGTCAACCAGTTTGAATGCTTCTTTTCTGTTATCCAATTCTAATTTTAAGATCTTAACAATTTCAAAGTCTAGATCCTCAGAATACATATTGCTGTTAAACTCGTCTTCAATAGATATGTTTTTTATTTTAGCTGCAGATATTAATTTAAAATATTCACTGTTTGAATCAACAAAGCCAGTGCTATCCTCACCGTTTGAATATATAGATACTTCAATGCCCACCTCTCTGCCAATGGCTGCGTAGTCCTCGTTCTGCATGACATTACTTTTTTTCATTCCTAGAAGGTTAAATGCAAATGAATGTAGTGTTTGAAAGTACGGTAGATCTTTATCCTCTAACTCTGGGTGCTTGTCTAGCATTCTACCTTTTGCTTCGCCTGCAGCTTTTTTAGTAAAAGCAAAGTATCCTATTCTGTGTAGTGGTGTACCAAACTTAACAAGAGTTCTTACATAACGTAATAGTTTTGTTGTTTTACCTGTACCAGGAGGACCCAATATCTTTCTAATCATATAATCTCCTTATCGTAATTAATTTTATTGTGTAAGATTTTTACGCTCTGAAACTTTTCTATAGATATTTTAATTAAATGTTTTGTTGGTGTATTATATTCACCTTTCTTTTGTGATGGGAATCTTTTTTCTTCAATAAATTCTACGTTGCAATCTTTGTAGAACTCTTGTATCATTACGCCCGTTTTATCTTCCGGATACTTCCAACCACTATTCTTTAGTTTATTATAGAAGTTAGCAAATTTAAAATAAGCAAAGCCATCATCAATTAACACACCACCAGACTTGAAGCTGACATCGTTTTGTGCTCTCGCACCGTTTATCTTTTGATGAAGTTGGTCGTGTAATTTTTCTTTTGGTGTCGTGCCTATTGGTGGATCCTGCACTGTCAATGTTCTGTACAGATCTTCTAAAACCTTTTGATCATCACCAGACTTAATCATTGGTGGTGGAAACCCTGCATACTTTGATATAGCGTTACGTCTTTTTCTTTGATCGTTAACGTGCTCTACGTTCTTACAATGCACTGTTCGTACATCTTCACCATCGGGCAGGGTAACATCAAATGTGTATTCTGCATCCGGTTCTAAATCAATCTTGACTAAATTAGTAAGGATTGGATAGCTTCCTTTTGATCCACATAACACACCAAATTTTCTCTTTACACAAATACCTTTCTTACAAAAATCACTGATAGGACTCTGTGTGCATGTGTATCCTTTGTATGTATCTCGCCATGATTTTAGTTTGGCTTTTAATTTATTTTTATCCCAGGCATGTGCATTGGCACCTGAGAAAAATTTTACGGGTGCATCCATAACCATCTGCTCCCAGTTCTCTTCATACTTTAGTTTTACAAAGACATGATAGTTGTAAAGAAATCTATCTTTACCATCAAAGCCTTCTTCTTTTGTTAGTTTAGATAATTCAGCTAGACATGGTGGACCTTCTCTAAATATATCATCAACACCTTGCATAGCCACCGCATCAATACTGTCTGTTATTTTTTTAAGATCTTCTTCTACAACAAGATTAGCTTGTATAACTTTGATAAACTCTTCGAAAGAAAATTTAGTTCCGTCCGTATTTAAAGCTATTCTTTCTGACTTTTTAAAATAAGGTAGATTAATAAAATTACCTTTACTTATTTTTCCTGTCTCAGAATCTTTTACTAGTCGTGTTTGTTTTGGAAATATTTCTGTGTCATATTTCAATTTGAATAATGGCAACAGATTACTTAGAAAAGATCTTAATACTGTTGCGCTAACAAAATCTTTTAAAAATATGTAAAGATGCATACCACCACTTTTAGACAGCACTGGTATTAATGGTAAATCAAACTTCTGTATTGTATCAAAAAACTTTTTACGGTCGTACTTCTCATAATCTTTGAAGTCAACATCGATGGCACCAAACCTTGCTAGTCCATCCTTGGTACAAGGTTGGATACCGATCGACCTTTCTCCAGCCAAGTGTTCGTTGTAGACTTGATCTGTTATGTCCTCGTCATTCCAACGATAGCTTGGTTTCTGCTTTTTGGTAATGGGATCTATTTCAAGGCGACTCATGTCGGCTTGACCATACGCAAGATCATACCCAGCGAAATATTTAGAAAATAAATTATCCATAATTATTTAAAGGGCGGATCCAGTCTCCCATCACCGCCCTTTCTTCCAACGAGGGAAGTCCTAAATAATCGAATCCTTTTCCTCTGATTCATTTCCATGTTTGACTTTTACTTGTCCCTTAGAAATGTTTTCAGAGAACGCTTTCGCTTGTGAGTAAAGAGCTGCGTCTTCTATTGGACCCACCTTATTTACTTTCCAACCAAACCAAGTGCCTTTATCGTTTGACATTTGAGTTGTTGCTAAATTGTAAATATGACTAAATGCAGGTGGCTGATATAGATTACCACTCTTACCTTTTAATCTTAGGCTTGACAACATTGAGTTCCAATTTCTACTCACTTTTAGTTGTGTAGATTTCATTGTAATCAAAGCTGTGCATGGGCTGTCACCAGTTACAATTACATAATGACTCGCAGTTTTTTCTACGTAATTACCATTTGGTAATCTGTCTTTATAATTTGCATCCGGTTTTGTTTTACTGATTACGTCAGATGTAGACGGGTGTACTGTTACTGGCGCACCAGAACCTTCACCTCTATCTTTCCACTCGACATATTCAAGTTTGTAAAAACAAGGTATGACATTGATACCCTTCTCACCATCAAACAATTGATGTGATACAGAGTTATATATCATCCCTGGTTCTGCACCTTCGACATATTTACCGTCCCTTTTGTTTACTTCGGGTGATAACTGTCCAAGGATTTTCAAAAAAGGCAGCGCTAAGTCTTCTTGACCTAACGTACCTAAACCTTTTCCAGCATCCTGTTCCATTACATTGGCAGGTAGGCTAGCAGTTTTTTTTGTTACGTTTCCTGTTTCCATATTATTTGTTCCTTGTTATTTTAGTTCTGTTGCCTGAGAACACGTTAAACAAGTCCGCTGGCATATCCTGTCCAGCCTCGATACGCTCACGGACTAGTGCTTTAAGTGTCATGGGTTCGACCTTTAATTTCTGGACGGGTTCGTACCCTTGACCTTGCGCAAGGACAGCATAATGCTGTGCCTTGTTATCTTCGTCACGACCAAAGGCAACGGTTATCTCATTTTTGATAAGATCACCTAAGCCGTGCTCACGAAGCCATTTAAATGCTTCTTCCTTCTTAGCGATAGGAATAGAAGCACCGTAGACAGGTTTAACTTCAACAGCTGAACCGTCTGCTAATTTAAGAGATGAGATGTTCATTTCCTGCATGATTGTAGGAATTACCTCACCCGAAACTTTATCTGCTTCTCGCTTTTTATCTTTTAGTTGCATCTCTAGATCTTTGATTTGATCCTCTAAAGATTGCAATCTAACGACCTGTGTTGATAGCTCACCTGCATTATCTGCAGAAGCCAGGTCTTTTGTTTTGTCTTGTTCGAAGTCTATACTATTCATTAATTTCTCCTTTCTCATATAAATTGATTTCAATTGGATAGTATCTTTTTTCTTGTTTATCCCACTTTAACAAATTGAATTTACCATTTGTTAATTCTGATATGATAGAACAGGCTACACCTATTATTGCAGGGTCACCTGTAAGTAACACATAATCAGTGGGTCTATAATCTCTCAACAGTTTTCTTAATTTAAAAATTAATGGACCTGGTGAAAAGATTATTTGCGATAGTTCTGGTAGTAGAAATTCTAACTTACCATATTGCGAGGCACCC